CACAGTACTGCGGATCAGGCGGGAGTCTCGATGCCGAATTGTCGGACGCAAACAGACTCGACGGCGTGTTCACCGACGGCGGAACCAATGACGACGGCGCAGGCTGAGACGAGAACTCAGGCTGCGGCCCACAATGACAGCATCCCAGCAACATCAGATGCTCTCCGCCGGAGGTGTCGAACCACTACTCGCCCCACCGCCGCCACTGCTCATCATGCTGCTACCTGCGCTGCCTCCGGGACAATCCGCCGCGTACAATTGCCACTCGCCGTCGATCCATTCGGCTTTCGCGTAGGTGTCCGCGTCAACGCTGATGTTCTCAAAGCGGTTGACGATTGTGATTTGCCGCGTCGTGGTTTCCATGTCCCCGTTTGATTTCTTTCGCAACACGACAGCCTGAGCGAATGAAGGATCGGTCAGGGTGTCGACGGCGGCCAATAAGTCACCAGCGAGAATGACCTGCAGATTTAACGGCTGCACAATCTGCTGACCAGCCATTCGCCGCATGATGGATTCGACGGCCTCAGTCAGGCTGTTCAGCCCCGCCGCCGTCAACCGCTGCCCCTTAGTGAACCGCTCCGGCCGCTTGTCGCCCTGTGTCATGTTGTCGAAGTCCAAAGCGTATTGAAATCGTACTTCTTGAACATCGTATCCGATGAATCGGCAGATAGAACCCGATCATAATCAGCGGTGTCGTCTCTCCACTGATGGTTCCACCCGTAAATCGTCGAACCTGCTGGCGCGGCTCCCGTTCTCGCAACGGATGCGAACCCCTTCTGTGCCTTCTCAATAAATCTCAGAGTGATCTTCCGTGTGCTCCACTGTCCATCCGTTGACAGCGTGACTTCGTCGTGCATCCCCTCAAATAGCAGAGTCTCCGGCTGGAACACCTGCGGGCTGCCAGGTAGGCGACAGGCCAATTCGTTGACGCATCCTTTCATGTCGCCCAGCGTAACCCACGGCACAACCTGCACCTGATGCCACGTGATTTCGTGCGACGTCACAGGCTCAGGAATACTCTGGTTGACGTCTGCCGGCAACAACTTCGAATCCGACTCCCACTTCATGCTGCGGCCCGGAACAGTCCGGAATTCCATGTTGGAATCTTGCGAGTATGTACACCACGTTCCAGCGGGTAACGGTGTCGGGTCGTTCGGGTCTTGTTGCTGTTGCTGATCGTTCTGCAACGGCGTGTAAGTGATCGTGATCTTTGCTTGTGTGTCGTGCTCCAACTGTTGAGTGTTCGGGTCGTCAATCGTCGCCTGAATCGGTTTCGGTGTGAGTTTGTCAATGGTGAAATGATCGGCGAGAACCCCCGGCCACAATGTCGAATAGGACGCCGGCAAGCCAAACGGCCCAGATTTGTAGTGCTCTGCGATAAATGACCAACGATCGGCCCACGCCGTCAAAAATATGCGAACAAACGAGAACTCGCCGGATCTGTTGCCGGACTCCTGCGGGCTGTCTTCGTGTTCTGTGAATGCTGGGTATGGCATAGCGTTATCCTAAAATCGGAACCATTGGCAGACCAGTGATTCCGGCTGATATTTGTCGCTGGATCTCGATCGACTCTTTCGCCAGTTCAATCTGCTGCTTTTGGAGTTCTTCGGTCTTCTTCGGTGCCAGTTGTTCCTGAAGTCGCTGGAACACCTGTAAGGCTCCGCCACGTTCGATTCGAACTTGCTCAGCAACGGCCGTTGCCAGTGTTTCCTGAATCGGAATCAATGCCGGTGCCGGCTCTCGCTTAGGTGCCTGTGCCTGTTTCTGCTGTTCCTGAAATGCTGCACTTGCAGCCGCTCGACGTTCTTCAATTCGCTGCCGCCTGACGACGTCCAATTCAGCCATCACCGCTTCCCGCAGGCTACCACGGGAAACCATCGGACTGAATTCCAATCGTGGCATTTCAGTCTTCGGCTGGCTCCCCATGAGCACAGACGGGCTGAGGTTCTGTGCAATCACCTTGCCAGCTTCGACTGTGTACGACAGCAACTCGCGGATTCTGGTTCCGATGTCGCTCACGATGTCTCCGATCAATTTCGGTAGACTCGAAAACACAACGCCGATCGTTACGCCCAGATCCTGCCACAACTCACGCTGTTCCGTGAATGCTGCCCTCAGATTGGCAATCATCAGCCCCACTGACGACGTTGCTTGCCCTGTTGTGTCTGCGATACCGTTCAGGGCTTCCAGAACATCATTGGCCACCGGCAGGAAATTGTTTCCGATCGCAATCGCCAGTTGCTCAATATTGGTCTTGAACTTTGACAGCATCCCGCCCGTCGTCTGCGATATCCGGTCATTCATCCCGGCCAATCGTCCGCCGCTTGTTGTCAGCTTCTCCAGTGCATCCCGTACCATGTCATAGGATATCAATCCGTTTTCCATGTCCTTCTTCAGGTCGGCCATACTCCGGCCCGTTGCCTGGCTGATTTCGTACAACGGAGAAAACCCGCTGTTGATCAACTGATTGGCTTCCTGCCCCATCAGGCGTCCAGCCGCTTTGACCTGTGCCATACCACGCGCCAACAGCATCAACTGTTCCGTGTCGCCTTGTGCCACTTCTGTCAGATTTGTCAGGATGCTGAAGGCTTCATCCGTCCCCACTCCGAAATTCATCATCAGCTTTTGTGCTTGTGCGAGTTCCTGAACGCCGAACACGGTTTTCGTGTCCAGTTTTCGCATCTCGTCCAGTAACTCGCGGGTCTTCTCGACACTCCCGGTCAGGACCTCGAATGAAATCGCGGTCTTCTCCGCGTCCATCGTCAACTGTGCCATCCTGACCAGTCCGGCCGTCGCTCCGAGTCCAGCCAGAACACCGCCCAGGCCGCTGAACGCACTGCGGATACCAGACAACGCCCCGCCGACCTTTTTGGTTGCGCTGGTCAGGCCGTCCATCGCCGACGATGCTTTGCGGGCTTGTGTGTCAACCTGCCGCATTCCGTCGGCACTGAAGACAACCTGTGCTTCCTGGACTGTGATTGCCATTACTTCGCGTCCTGTTTCTGCCAGATGTCTTCAGGGCACCACATGCCGCACCACACCAGAACCTGATACATGGTCATTCCGCCAATCTGTTCAGGCGTCCAACCGTATCGCTCAGACAGATTCCGAAATATTGTCGCCCAGGGCACTGTTCGGCGTGACGGTAAATTCGCACCCCCGCCACCGGGTGATCTCAGTTTCCCAATTCAGGCCGCTCATCGACTTTGTGCAGTGCGTGGATAACCGCTTTCATGTCCGCGAACCACTCGACAAAATCGCACCCTAACTGAATGCCTTTTTCGATTGGCAATCCAGGCGGGAATTCCTCCGAGTGATGAACCGACAACGCACGCCAAACTGAGTAACCGATTCCCCGCAATGATTCGTCGAATCGCTCTTCGTCCTGAAGCGTTGCAATCAATGGACGCGCCGCAACATCAGCCGCGATTTTGTACGCCGCCTGACGTGCTGCCGGATCTTTGATTTCTTCCAATCCGGCATACGGGCTTCCCATTCGTTGCAGAATGGCCTGTTCTTTCAGGGCGTGATCGGCCAGCGTTCTCACCGCCAGCCGATACGTTCTGCCGTCCTTTTGTAGCTCGATGGCCCGTCGGCCAATCAGATTGAATAAACCGTCCGCCACGGTCTCTACTCCTGGTTAGTCATTAGGAAATGATGTCAAACGCCGTGCCCGACTTCGCCGGCAATCCCTGACCGTCGAAGGCATAGTCGATCGCTACTGGATCTCCGGAATCCGCGTCGAAGGTGATCGGCCCGACTTCGGTGATCACGATCGTCCCGCTGATGTAGTCGTCTGAATCCGCGTGAAACTGTGCCGCCACTTCGTCACCTCGTGCAAGAGGCTGTGCCCCTCCGGCGTGCAGCATGATTGTGACAGATCCAGACCACTCGCCAACGCCGACGGTCGTTTTCCGCCAGCCGCCTGTTGAGTTCGTGGCATATTTTGCAGACGCTCCGCCGATCGTCAACTCCCACTTTCCAGTGTGGTCAACTTCGGTCGGAGATGCCCCGGTTTTGAACGTCATCGACTTGCCTGTGAATGGCGTACCTGCTGCCATGTCTTATGCTCCTGATTACGGTTTTGCGGTTGCTGAGTACAGAATCCCGATTTTCAAATTCGTGGCCGTTGTAGCCACGCCCAGAATCGTCACGAAATCGCCTGACGCCAGATCGGCATACGGTGCAATTCCTCCGGCGTTGACGCTGCAAACGTAAACCTGACCGACGGTAAATGCCGAATTGAAAGTCAGGTTCCCGCCGTAGCAGTATTGCAACGGCTGGCCGTCGCTCGCTCCGTGTAACGCGATGCCGATTGCCTTCGACGATGCGAGAACGTCAGCGTCACAGGCTTTCAGTTTGTTGCTGGCTGTCGTGTCAGCGTAGACTGGCTGACCGGCCGTTACCGTTCCCCCGGCTGTTCCGTAGCCGATGAGACTGGTTGCAGTCTTCACAACGCTTGCCGCTGTCACCGAAACGTCTACCATATCACACTCCCACGTGCATCAGGTCAAACTGAACGGATGTCGTCCAGATGCCTGTTGCTTCGTCCTGTGTTGTTGTCATTTGCCCTGACGGCTTTGCGGTCGCAATCTCAACCGCGCTGCTCGTGAATCCCTGATTCTGCCAACTGTTGACCGCCTGTTGCCCGATCGCCTTGCTGCGGTCGTAGTCGATCGACATACAGGCCAACGTCAACGAAGTCCGCCATCCCTGACTACTATTTGTTCGCCATGCCGGTTCACTCACCGCGTCAAACACCACGACGTCATCGAAGTATCCGTCTTCGTCGCTGTCGTCGTCCTCGGTCTCTAAAAACTGGTCAACGCTGGCGACAACTCTTTCGACTGGAATCAGGTCGCACAGTGCGGCCGTAGCGGCCCACCATTCGCCGATCGCTTTATCAATTCCAGTCTCCGCCATTATCTCACCACTGCCTTTTTCTTACCCGCCTGCGGTCTCAGTTGCTGCTTCAACGCGTTGCCGATTTCCGCCCCGAATAGATTCAGATTGTTCTGCACTGCCGGCTTGAGGAATGGCCGCTGTTCACCATCCTGACGGAATTCCCACATGGCCATGTAAGGTGCAACTCGCTTGTCAACGTATGTTCTCGCCTCTGGTTTTTTGCCCTTCATCCTGAGTTCAGCAGTGATCGACTTTCGCCCTTTGCCTGTCCTCATTTTGGGAGGTTCACCCGGCTTGCTTGCCCCGGATGATTCCCGCAACTCCAACAACGTCACGCCTGTCAGGTCAGCTTCGCCGGACAATGTCAGGCGGTTGAATTCCCTTTCTTTTGCCCTGCGGGCAGCGTTCCTTCTTTTGATCCTGTCTTTGTTGTATTTCTTCGCCCTGCGGATTAGTGACTTCGTTTGTTTTCTCGCGGCCTTTGCTGTTCGCTTTGTTGCCTTGACTGTTCGTTTAAGTTTTCGAACGGCCCGTTTTGAAGCTCTTCTTCCGGCTCGTGCCAGGCTGTTGCTGGCCAGTTTTCTTTCCAGTTTTCTGGTGGCTCGGTTGACTCGCTTTCGAGTTGCTTTCACCCGCCTTGCGATAGCCTTATTGGCCTTCGCTCGCAGTTTCGAAAACCCGCTCTTACGTTTCCGCCGTGCCACTGGTTGCGGTCTCCTGTCTCATTCTGGCCCGCTTCTCTCTAGCCTTTGCGTTCTTCCTGTCCATCTGCTCGCGTGTCGGTTTCGGAAACTTCCGGCTCACCAACTCGCGGGCAATCGCCTGACACAACAACGCCGCTTTTTTAAGACTCTTCCCCGCTGCCGTGTTGAGTGATCGCATCAACTCCGGCCGTCGGTCGGTCCTCTTTATTTTGACGCTCACGTGTCGCACCTGCTGCAAATCAGATAGGGCAGATCAACCCGATTGAACTGATTTTCCACCCGATCAATCCGATAGTTCTCTCCGTCTGCATTCGTGATCGTGTCCGCCACGTTCACGTCTCGCAGGTTCTGAAGAATGCAGTAATACTCGCCAGACATTGCCCGACGTTTGCCTGACTGTGTCGCGGATATCTCCGCACTCGACAGGAACCACTTCGCGCGAACTTGTGCCACCTCAGAATCGACGAAGGCTCGTTCCGCCTTTGCCGGACCTGTCGCCATTCGTCGCTGTTTCAATGTCACAAACTCAGTCAGTTGCAGGTGACAATATGACCGTTGCAGGGCTGTTTCTGCCGGGTCAGTGAACATCACAACCCACGTTGTCGTCACGTTGCCGCGTTTGACTCTGAACGTGTCACCAGCGCTAACTGCCGTGTTGCTGGCTGGTGTCCAGAGGTGTGCCCGCCTGATCGTCTGCCGGTCTGGCTGTTCAATCAGGCGAACCACTCGCGGGATAGCCACGCCTGCGGAATTCGTCCACGTCGCCTGTTCACCGAGTTCATCAGTGTTCAGGATCGCACAGACGTCTTCCGCAAACTGGTCTCTCAGGCTCATCGTGCCCGGCTCGGCTGAGGTGTGGTTGTGGCAGATTCTTCCAGCGTGATAAATTCACGACTGGCAAGATTCTGCACCATGATGTCATCGACTTCGTTGACGGTCAGTGTGACCGGCTTCCCGTCTGTCACTTCGAGAAACGCACCTGTTGAAAGGCGGCTTCGAAAGTGTCGTTTGTTGGTTTCTTTGTGCCGGCCTTCAGCCGCTTTCCCGAGTCCGATTTTGTACGTTGGCATTGCTCAAATCCTCCCGCCTAAAAAATGCCCCGGCTGCATGGCGGACACAGCCGGAGCCAGGCCGAATCGTCATTCGGCCTGTTGCTCAATAACTCACGCCAATCAGGTTGTCAGGGTGCAAAGAATCGAAGTCCACCACGCAAAGTACCCGACATTGTAGCGGGCCTCTGCCATGAACTTGACGTCCTTTGTCTCCAAGTCGTCGATGCCCTTCATCATTCGCGTTAGTGGTGCACGCCGCTGGAACACGAACGGCTTCACAGCCTCGCCCGTCTTGAACAGGTACAACTTGACGTCGCTCGTCAGGTACGGGCTGGAAACGATCTGCGGACGATCCACAACAACGTTGCTGCTGTTGCTTATCAATTCGCTTTCCAGCGCGTCGTACGCCAGATCTCGCAACGCAAGCGGAACCAACAACGTCAGGTCATTCAGCCGCCCAACCGTTGGTCGGTTGTACAGCTTGCCCTGATCGTTCTTGAACCCCAGCATCGACCGAATCATCTTCCGAATTGCAGTCTTGATTTCCGTCACCGTTGGCGCGGAAGTGCTTGCGACCGTGCTCGTGATGTCGTTCGACTGCGTTCCGGAGTTGCCCCAAGCGTGGTCAGTGTCATAGAAGAACTGACCGTCAAAGCAGGCTGTGCTTTCAGCCTGCTCAAGCACCGAAAACCAAAGCTCGTCTGGGTGATGCGCGGCCTCGATTCCGAACTGTTCAAGCACCGGGCCATACTGCCCGAGGTTGTCGTCTGCCAAGTCTGTTTTCTTAATCAACAGACTGTTTTCCCAGTGCTTGTTTTCCAAGACGAAATTGGCCGCTCGCAGCTCGGAGAACTGCCGTTCGCCAAGCCACTCACGCATTCCAGGCATGTTGCCGATCCACCCGTATTTTTCGCTGCTGCGAACGCTCGTCGCGTCGTAGCAAACATTCGGGTAGAACGGCGTAGATGCCGCCACTCGGTTGTCAAACTTCGCGGTCAGGTCTCGCAGCTTGACCTGTGCTGATGCAATATCAATAGCCATCGTCGGTGCCCTTTCAGGTCAAAGTGAATCAGCCAAGAACGTCAATCATGACGTCAATCTGTGTAGCGGAAACGTAGTTCACGGCCCGGCCGATCCGGGAAGTGCTGGAACTGCTGGCGGTGATCGTGAAATTGTCTGACGCATAGATCAGGTCTCCCGCAGTCGCCTGCGTGAAACTGGTGCCAGTCAGACGGAAAACGCCCTTGGTCCACAGCTCGACAACCTTGTCACCGGCACTGCCGCCGCTGTTGTCGCACTGCTGGTACACGATACCCGCGAATGCGTTCGCCCCGGCGTTGTCATCGTTGGTGATGTATCCGGTTGACGCGTCCCAAAATGCCAGGGTGTTCTGGTACAGGTTGACGTTGCTGGCCTTGCACTGGACGATGTCGCCAGCATCCTGCATCAGTACCACCTGATTTGCTGTTACTGCCATTGCTCAATTCTCCTCACTTCTGAAGGTGTTCCAGACCGTCGTCGATTCGACGGCTGCGGATGTACTGATCTTCTGAAACGCTCAGAAGGTGACGATGTGCCGCAAATTCCGCACGATACTTCGCGTTCGGGTCTGCCGGCGGTTCTGGTGCGATGTCCAATACGTTGCCACGCTTGCCCATTAGGTCCTTCAGGGCAGACTGGGTTTCCTCGACGCTGAAACCAGCATCGACAAACGTGTTGAACTTGTCAGCGTGTCCGGCCAGGTCGCACAGGGCACGGATCTTTTTGCAGCGTTCGCGCTCGATCTGTGCCAGATCGGCTGTGCTGCTGGTTACAATCTCAGGCACTACTTCGACGGCAGACAGATCGGCAACCGGCTGTGTTTCCACTGCTGGCTGTTCGGGCTGTTCAGGCGTCTCTGAGGGTGCCTGCGGCTCGGTTTCTTCAGCCACTGGCTGATCTCCTCTGCTCGCGAAATAGCGGTCCAGAAATGCTGCAATGCGGCCCCGGACCACGTCGGGCGGTGCATCGCCAAAATATGTACTGAGCAAGGCGGTAGCCTGTGCTGGCAGTTCTCGCAAATCGGCGTCCATCGAGAACATCCCGCCACGCGTTGCGGCTGGATCGTCCACCACGTCGCCGGCTTTGATCGCCTGAAAACGCATCGGCCACATGCTGCGTTCTGACTTTGGCCTCGTGTCGTTCGCAGACTGGAACGCTTGCAGATCGCCCTGATCCAATTTCGTTGCCAGGCTGATCCCAAACGCCTCTGGGTCAGACTCCGCCAGATCCATGACGTAGTTCCCCAGATCGCCCTGCGGGCTGGTGAATGCCGCGTCCGCGATATGCAAGTCACCGCGTAGCGTGTCACCGTCAATTCGCAGATTCTTCCATCGGCCCAGATAGCTGCCCATGCCGTCGGCGGACATATTCGGATGAGTGAATCGGGCTTTCAGTCCATTCGGGCTTCGCGTTGACAGGTTCAAGGCCTGATCCAGAGTCTTCGCGTCTACGGTCCACGGTCTGGATTCAGCATCGTTCAGATTGCCGACTTGCATCAATGACGCGCCGAAAATCACGTTGGCCTTTCGGTCAACACGAACGGGTGGCGCGGGAAGTCGATCAGTCCGGAACATCCCCGGATCAGTCAGCGTGCTGATTGTCTTCATTGTTTGTCCTTCGCTTCCATCTGCCGTTTGACTTTGTTGCTCCAGGCCTTGCCGGGATCGCCGCCCCACAACGCCCAGGCAATCCGGCCGTTCGACGGATAACCCGGTTCACCGGGGCTCCAGCCCTCGCCCTGCTTGTCAACTTCGTGACGGGCAAAATAGCTGACCATGCGGCCGATCGTGCTCGGACTCATCGCCTTGCCGTTGCTCAGATCGCGTGCCCTTGCAATGCCGACAGCCGTTCCGCCTCGCCCGTGCTCCCGTCGCCACTCAAGGCCTTGTTTTGCTTCTGCTCGTACACCTGCCGGCGGTCGAAAGTCGATGCCCGCATATTTCTTCGCCACCGCCAGCGTGGTCACGCTGCTGTAATATGCTCCGCTGTCCTGTTCGTCATCGTTCGGATCGTCTGGCATGTCTGGCGTGTCCAGTTCCAGTTCCTGACGATAGGCCATCATGCGGGCTTCCATGTCCGCCTTCGCTCGCATCTCGCGTTCAATCTGCTGCAACGTTTCATCGAAGTCGCGGCCCCGGCTCGCCAGGCTCTCAGTCTGTGTCGTCAGACCGGCCTCAATCGCTGCGATATCGGCCTGCACTTCCTTCTGCGGATCAACCCACGGCCACCCTGGCGGAATCCACTGATGCTGAAGAAAGTGATCCCTGTTTTCTTCGTACTTGACCGGGTCAACCGGGAGCATTCCTTGAACGACGGCCCTGTCGATGAACCTCGCCCAGACTTTGCGGAACACCTGTTCAATCAGGCAAGACTGCCAGACCTTGAACGTAATCCGCCCATCAATCAGGGCGAGTCTCCCGCCGCTGAAATTGTTTGTGAACTGTTTAGCGAGTAGCTCATACGGATATCGCAACGCCGCTGCCACGCCGTGCAATGACCACTCGACATACGGGGCAAGCGTTGTTCCCGGTCTCGCCGGATCGCTGAACGTGATGCCCTCGCCGTCTGCCAGATACTGAATACTGCCGGGTGCCAAATCTTCCAGATTGCTCCGGCTCCGGCCGGCTTCGGCCAACGTAACCGGATCAGTCACACCCGTGACGAATGCCCCGTGACATGCTGCCACCTGTTCCGCAATGAGATTCGCGTAAACGAAGTCCTTCAAATCCTTCAGCTTCGGCATGGCTGGTGCCAGCCACGGAACTCCGCGGAGTTGTCCAGGCGTCTGCTCTTCGTAACAGTGCAGCAGATCTTCCAGGCTGACCTCGGTTTCCCGCAGGTCATAGCCGTAGGAATCATTCGGCAGAGTCTTCGTGACATAGGCCGCAATCGGCTTCCCTGCGGCATTCAGTCTCAGGCCCAATCGACGAATGGCTGTCGGTGCTAACGGGCCATAACCGAACAACGGAATCCGCTGCGGGTGAATCACCTGAACAGTCAGCGTGACGGGCTTTGCCGGATCGTCATCGTCGGCCATGTGCAACCACGACTCACCGAAAATCGCGTTACATCGCTCCAGCATTCGCTGTTTCGTGTGCCAACCCTCGGCTTCGGCCCATTTCTGGAACAGCCATTCAGCAGTAACCCGAAAATTCTCAGCCTGTGACGGCGTCAGGATGCCACGTTCCGGCTGCACTCGACACTGCGGACGAATGCCAACGCCGATAACGTTGTCCACTCGCCCATTGATCGCAGAGGCTGCGAAAACGTCGGTTCTGTACAGGTCGATTGCCCTGTCCACCAGCGTCTCAAGCTCGGACTGTAGAGCATCATTCGTGGTCAGTTTGCTGGCCAGCCACTTTTCCCCGCGTAGCCGATCATGATCAGCCGCTTCCCATGCGGTGAACCGCTCCGCGGCTCGCTGTGCCATCGCCAAACGGATTTCGTGGTCAATTCGGGCTTTCACTCGCTGCGAAGCGAGAGAGGGACTGACGGTGCCGATAACACGGTCAAAACGCGTCGGCATTGCGGCCTGTTGCACTCGCTTTTGCAAGTCAGACATTGCGGAACCTGACTAGGTTCCGTGACCTGCTGAGTCCACCTGATGCCTGTCTTCGCAGATCCGCGATTCTTGCGTCCAGTTCGGCCAACCATGTGCTGGTGGCTTCCTTTTGGACCATCTGCCCATCGACTGTATAAGACACAATCGGCGCACCACTCAACAGGGCACCTTCCACTTTGTCGCGGATGCCCTCGAATAATGCCAGACGTTCTGATGCTGATCGTGCCATGCCGCCACTGTCGCAACAGCACAGCCAATAATCAACCCGCCTATTCCAGACGATTGGAACCTATCGGGCTTTCCGTCTCGCTTCTCGTGCCCTTTCATAGGCAATCGCCGCCGCTTGTTTTGGCGGTCGCCCTTCGCGAATCAATGTCCGGATATTCGCTGCAATCGTCTGCTTTCCATAGCCTTTTTTCATCGGCATTTCAGTCCCTCCTGACGATTGTCTGGAAACGATTGCCACACCCGCACGCCCGGTATTGTGTCGAAAACTCGCCGGCCGTTGCTGTGTGCTGAACTGTGGCAAACTGACCGCACTGCGGGCAAGCTCCACAACCCGGAATCCGGTGTGGTGGCGTGTAATGGCGTTTGACGTATGCCGGCGGTTTCAATGGCTTCATTTCCATCCCTTCACAAACTTTTCGGCCTTTTTGCCTGAAATAACGCCGTTTTGCGGCTTATTTTCCGCCATTTTTTCCGCCCGTTTTCGCTCTGATTCTAACACCGAATGCCCCACAAACGCCAGATAACAGGCGTCTAACAGGTGGTTTCTGGTGAATGTCTGAACCCATTTCGTGATCGTCCCTTTTCCAACTTGGAATTCCTGCACCTCGCGTTCGGCTGTCAACTGTTTCGCGACTTCCATCCGGCCTTCCGGTCTGTCAGTTCTCGGCAACAACAACGCCGCCGAACTACTGGCGTCAACACTCAAAGCCTGGTGAACCCGCCGCTTCCAGTGATCCGCGTTGTTCTGGTATTCCCTGAACCGCTTCGTTCCGTCCAGAAATGCGACGTCATGCCAGCCCTCGCCGATTCGCAGAGTGACTTTGCTGCGGTCCTTTGGCGCGTGGTACGTCGTGCCTGAATGCTGCTTGAATCCGAACCCCTTGCAGGTGTTCCACGTGCTATTCGTGGCCACGATATTCCGGATCAAATCCGTTTCCCAGCCTGCGTCAATCATGACGATTTCCGCGGGCTTCTGCCCTCCATTCTCCATCTCCCATCCGGCCTCAAATTTCTCAATCAGCAACCTGACCGCCTGGCGAATGGCCGTTGGCAGGTCTGTCAGTTCTCGCTGGATCGGCTCATAGCCGTAGTCAATGCAAAACGGCTGACCGCTGGTGTCGTGCTTCGCAATCACAAACCAGTCTAACTGAGCAGCTCGAACGTCAACGCCAGCCGCAATCCGGCTGCAATCTGCCGGAACCAGTCCCCGCCTGTATTGGCTTTGGCGGTGCATGACGGTCTTCCAGTCCAACGGTTCAACGGCCGTCTCCTTCGCTTTCGCCGGTAACGCCCACGTCCATTGCAGGATTTCGCGTTCGCTGTTGTCGCGGTCGATTTCCCTTGCACCTCGCCATTCGTCGGCACCAACGATGCCAGCGGTGACGAAAGTATTCGTTGCCGCCGAATACCGAAATCCCATTGTCTTCGTCGCCGGTATTTCGCCTTGAACAGATCCATCGGGCAGAATGATTTGACCACGGTGTCTCAGTCTGGCTTGGGTGAGTTGCTGAATCCTCTGGACGTCATCGAACAGAATCCCGCACGCTGGACACGCCCACCGGCTCGAGTTCTCCGCTTCGGCCTCGGTCGTCGCATCGTGGTAGCCAATCAAATTGTCTCGACTGGGTGCCACAAACTCACCGCACGAATGACACGGGAACACGACTTCGCCCGCGGTCCCTTGGCTCCACTCCTGCCAGATCCGGCCTGTCTCAACCGTGACCGTGGATTCCAGATAGATTCGTGCCTGACCACTGGCACGATACGCGCGAACACGCCCCTCCATCTGTTTCAACTTGGTGGCTTCGTCCGACTTGCCGCCAACTTCGTCCAGGTGCGAAACCTCGGTGACAACCAGAACCGGTCCCGTGAATCCGGCCCGTTTGCTGTCGTCACCACCGGCTGAAATGAACTTCAACGCCGCCCCGTTGCTGAATTGAATCAGGCTCGGAGTTCCACCACCGCTCCCGCTGCCTTTTTTGGGCAGGAATTGAGCGTAGCGGCTGGCCTCAATCGCCGGCCTGATGTCCATCTTCCACTTATCGGCTGCCATGTCCATTGTCGGCAGTCCGAACAGGACCGTTTGCACTCGCTCGAACAGATGGTACAGGACCGGGATAACGACGAAGGCCAACGTTTTGCCTGACTGCTGCGGGCCTGTGCAAGCGTACCGGAAAAACTGCCCCTGATCGACGGCATCGAAAAACAACCCGTGTGCCGGCTGTCGTGCTGTTCGGAACCGTTGCCCCTGATACGGTCCATCTGGTAGGATTATCTCGTCTTCGGCAAACTGTCTCAGTCCGCGGTATGGTCTCAGAACAACATGGCGGGCGAATACGTCACGGAGGGCCTTCGACGACGGCTTCGCGTACAGGTCCCACGGAATCTGATGTTGAGGGGTCATCATGTGCATGGGTTAGCCGCTCCAATCCCTCCAGAACTTCGCTGTTGGCCTCCTCCAACATCGACCACAGATCACTCCCAGCCACCCGTTTCAGGTGTTCCGCAAATCGTCGATACGGTCCCAGAATCGCCTGAACAGTTTCCTCAAAATCTGTCAGCTTGACGATCTGCCCCCGCTGCTCAGCCAGTTTGATTTCCTCCTGCTGTGCTCGTGCCAGGCGATACCGTTCCAGCCCGTCGGATTCCGTTCCGGCCAGCATCTCCGGATCTGACGGAACCGGCTGTGCCTCTTTTCGCAGATACCACCAGACACAAACCGCGTAAACCTCCGCCTCATTCGCATCATCAAATTCAGGAAATGTCGGATCATGTTGAAATTTAGTGAGCGCTGTTGCGCTAACTCCCAGCGTACGGGCAAGCTCCGCCTTAATTGCCCGCCTCCTGTGCCCCATTTTCTTGCCGCCTACTGCTTCTCAATCACATTTCGGACCTGTAAACACTAAAATTTCGGGATGGGCAAAGCC